ATAGTCTATCGGCTAAATGATGTAAAACCATATCTCCTAAAAAAATAGCTACATGATTTAAAGTTGGATGTAATATTGACATCAATAATACATCACCTTTTTTTAAGTTTTCATCTCTATCTAATTCTCTAAATCCAGTTTGTTTTGCATATTTTTCAAACAAAGGATTATGTAAAAATTCTTCTGGAGACATATCTCGTTCATAATCTAATAAATTTATATTTAATTTTTGTTGATAGTAATCACGAACTAATGCCCAACAATCAGTTATACCCCAAACCCATTCTCTTCCTATCAAAGGTGCTTTATAACCTTGTGGTTCATAATATCCCCATGTTTCAAATTTTGGATTAACTATATACCAAGGCAAATTACTTTCTTCACAACTAACTTTATCTGCTTGTGTAGGCTCTGGCAATGTAACAGGATGGCTATGAAAAACTCCAATAATATCTCCTAATTTATCTGCTTTAACATAATCTTCTGGATCAAGAATAAAACATTGATGTGCCGTCATGGATAAATTACGACAAGGAAAATATCTTTCTTTGCCTTTTATATTTAAAACTAAACCAACAGCCTCTTTAGGATCTTGTTCTTTCGCATGAGCCAATGCACTTTTTTTCCAATTCATCCTATAAATGTACCTATAGATGGAAAAATATCTCTAGTACATTGACGTTTTGGCGCACGAATACCAGCCATATCGAATACGGCTGCTAGCTCAAATTGAACAACTGTTCTATTTTCTGCTGATTTACGGTCTATATAATAAACCTCTCTAGGAAATTCTGCATCTGGATCAGGAGTGCCAAAAGGATTGGTTGCACCAGAAAAATTAGCAGCGTCTACAAATCTCGCCATAGTTCTTATTCTTGTAACTTTTGCTCCTGTTAGATCATTTCCAGCTGTAAAACTATTTGCAGCCAACAATACAGCAGATATAGTAGGAGTTCCCATATTACTTATAGTTATTGTTGGTCTTGGTAATTGTCCTCTCTGAAAAGCAAACCCAGTAGCCTCTACAGGAAACCTAAGATATTCCTCTCCATTCCAAAAAATATTTCCATAAGCATCAAGATTACTACCAGAATGAAATCTATATACAATACTTACATTATTAGGATTACCTGTAGCGTAATTAAGTCCCTCTTTTAATTCAAGTTTAAATAACTCAATAATCGAAGATGGATTTATTTTTTGTATGTCACTAAAAACAGGTGCGGTATCTATGGTCATGGTTCAAATTTCTGTACAAATGTAGCTGTTATCGTAGCTAAGTTAGGTAAATCAATTTGCTTACTCCATTCTGGACATATAAATTTATATGATGCTGTTTTTGTTATAGATACATTACCGCTTGTTGTCGCACCACTTGCTGCTGTAACTACGAAACTATTAGCATTTGTAATAGAGGAGACTATATAAGTTCCATCTGCTGAAGAGCCAGAAGTAAAATCAATAACTATTGAATTACCAACAAATAATCTATGATTTGTAATCGTTATAGATATCGTTGTACTACTTTGTGAATATGTACCTGTCTTTGTAAAAGATTCTCTTGGTGGAGAATATGTGAAACTTGCTTTATCTTGCGCTCGTTCTTCTAAAAAATATTCGATAATATCTGACTCTTCTTCAGTTATATTTTCCCATTTTAAATTAAAAATTTTTGGATCTTGATTATTTGGCAATCCAAAACCTAAACGATGCTCAAATCCATCTGCAAAAGATACAACCTTTGTTAATGGTTGTGATTTTTTTGTAACGCTGAACGAAGGTTCGATAGAGGGGAAGTTTGCCATTTATGTTAAAAGTCCTCCTGGTCTTTTTTGTTTTATCATTTCTGATTGAATAGCAGCAGCTAAAGCTTTGCCAAATTGTTCTGATCTCGCAGAGTCTCCCTCTACAGAACTACCAGAAGCGTCTACATTTACAACAATATTACCAACCCCTCCAGAACTTTGCACTCCAAGTTTTCCATTAGCACCACGTTTCAATGGCATGACAGCCTCAGGGCCTGCCTCGCCCATTAGCCCCAATCCATTCTGCATGGGAAAAATAGTAGGCCGATTCACGATGCCCCCCATCTTATAGGGAACAATTTTGTTTTTTGCAAATACATTGCCATTAGCACTTGGTACTATTTCACCACCGCTAACAACTCCACCATCAGCCAAACCAGGGAATAAGAATTTAAATAAAGGTTTTGTAATTGCTGCTCTCACTAACATTCTTGTTAAATCAGCAATTATAGAGTTAGCTAAATCTTTAAAATTTAATTTACCTGTCATTACAAACTTAACCATTGCATCTTCCATACCTTTGAAAGCATTTACAACTGCATTCTCAGCTTGTTCTGCAAACTTAAATGCACTATCAGCAAATGATTTAAGTGGCGATTTATTACCTTCTAATGGTGGCAAACCACCATCTCCACCTTCTTCTCCTCCTTCTACGTTTTCGCCTTGTAACTTAGCTAGTCTTGATAAAGCCCTATCTAATTGTGCGTTTAATCTTTTAATAACTCTAGGATCAGCTGAACTATCTATTCTTGATTTCAAAGATTCAATATTTTTTTCTGTTTTTGCAATTGCATTGCCTAAACCAATACCCATAAATTTATTAAATGCTTCTATAGCATCTGTAATAGCACCAACAATATTTGCAAATACTCTTTGAAACTCTGCTCCAATAGGTTGCAATATAGTACCTACCGCAAGTTTCAATCTATCCATTGTTGTTTTTAATCTTTGCCCTGCATCAGCAGATGAATTAGCTACTTCTTCTGCTGTTTTTCCAAAATCAACTTGTAACTTTTCAGCAAACTTTATAACTTGATCTAATCCAACAGTTCCATCTCTCAAGTCTTTTTGCAATTTTGCCAAGCTACTGCCATTCGCTTCTGCAAATTTAACAACTGCACCAGCTAGTCTTTCACCTAACTGACCTTGTAGTTCTTCCGCAGATACCTTACCTTTACCAAAGATCTGCGACATGGCTCGAATCGCAGATTGTACGTCTTCTGCATTACCACCAGTAGCTTTTATAGCTTCTGATACACCAACAAAAACTGTTTCAGCTTGATCAATAGTTCCACCTGCACCAAGAACAGATGCAGATAGAGTTGTAAATTGTTTGGTAGATGCAGCTATTGGTACATTTAATCGTTTTGAAGTGTTAGATATAATATCCAAGCCTCTATTAAAATCAGTACCAGTTTTAGTAACACCTTTTAATGCTATTTGTAGTTTTTGTATTTCTGCTGCGTAAGATGCAGAGTCCGCAGCAAAAGAAGCTGCACCTGCAACGGCTGTAACTGCTGCACCAATACCAGCACCTGCGAGTCCACCTGCTAATCCAGCACTAGACATAATTCCTGTTCCAGCTTTTGCAGCACTTGCAGCAGCACCTGCACTTGCTAATCCACTAATAGCTGGAGGTAATCCTAATGAACTACCAATATATGCACCTGCACCTCCTATAGCTGCTGTACCACCTGCACCTAATCCAGCAAACATTCCTTTCTGTTTGACGGCTGTCTGAGTAAATGATTGTAATTTTATTCTATTAGCATCTATTTCTCTTCCTAACTTTTTAAAAGCAACACCTCCAGCTTTTACCTCGTTTCTTAATGCTTTAAGTGTTCTTTCTTTTTGTTTAAATTGACTAATTGTTTTTGGAGTAAATTTAGTTACATCTTTTATTCCATTAATTAATCCTTTAAAACTACCTGCTGCTGGCTTTGCAATTTTGCTTAAATTTTTAAGTTGCCTTGTTAAGTTTGTAAGATCTTCTAAACCTGTAACATCAAACTTTAATTCTATATCGCCTATTTGTTTAGCCATTATTTATTACCCTTATTTGTTTCTCTTAGAGCTACAGATTCCATAAGTTGTAAGCCCTCTAACATTTCTTTACGGTTAGTTACATTGTAAAGGTCAAATAAGCCTCCAGCAACCAATAAAACCTCATATTTTAATCCTACTATACCTCCAAAGGTTGTGTTCCATTGTGTCTGACATCGTAAAAACATCATAACAATATCCCAATTTTCATCAAATACCTCAAAATCTTCTTCTTTTTCTGGCTGCTCCTTGATTTCTATCCCAAATGCTTTTGCATCTTGTTGTGTTTCATCTATAACTTGCTTACCACCCGAAGCCCAGTATTTGGTGGCATCAATTAGTTTCCCGCTTGTGCATTCCCGTAAAAAGCTTTAAATGCATCTAATACTCCTTTTACAAAATCAACATCTTCTGAAAATTCTTTCAAAATAGATTTATTAAATTCAATAGCTGTACCATCTTCTTCATTTACATCCTCCCATCCAACTAATATTTTTGATAAAGCAGAAAACTCATCTTCATTATCAAATTTATCTAAAGATGATCTATCTAATCTGGCAAACTTTCCGATGAATTTTGTTGTTTCAAATTCCCCTGGAACAGATTCAGATGGACGCTTAACTTCTACAGGCCAAGGATAGACCTTGCTTTTTTTGCGGACAAATGCCATAAAATCCTAAATATAAATATACTCCTACACTTTAGCTAGGAAGTCAATGTTTATGTATAAACTATACTTAACTCATCATTAGCTGAACTTGGTACAAGTGTGTATGGTATTTCAAGCATAGTTACACCATCCATCTCTCCATAACTTACATCGCCAATATCTACTTTTGTGCTACTAAATTTACAGATATTACCAGCAGCAGTACCATGAGTAACTGTTAAATTTCCAAGAGTAGTATCAGTTAAAGCAGCAGCAAAATAATCCTTAGTAGCTGTTAATGGTGCTTCTATTGTTACTGAACCATTTGCAGCCCTATCAGTAAGAAGTACTTCTTTTGTACCGCCAACGAGTTCTCTATATACAATTGAGTTACCCATATCAAAACTGAGACTTTGTAAAGCACCAGCAAAACCCAATAACTGAAAACTTGTGGTATTACCATCTTTAAATATTAATGGACTTGCTTGGTTGCCATAAGTAACTGAAGGTAATGCTGCATCAGAAGGTGCATTATAGATACCAGTAAAAGTAAAATCAAGCGTTGGAATTGAACCCACCTCGGCTGACAATGCGACATTCCCTCGACAGCCAGTAACAACGTGTCTTACTCCATCTACGTTGTAATGAATAGTAACTGAGGGAAAGCTTGCAGAAATTGGAGTGTATGTGACAGTATCATTACCACCACCACTTACTTCATCTGTAATAGCCTCTGCCATTCCACAGGCTTTTAGCGCACTTGAATATCTAGGAGGAGTTCCTGATGTTCCAGATCCAGCAAATTCAACGCTGAAAGTACATTCAACTCTCGTATTTGCTAATAGCTGTTGTGAAGAACCAAGGTATGGTCTGACAACATCTCTGTTAACAACATCACTTGATTGTGGTGTAATACTTAGATCAGTTACAAGAACTACATCTGTTGCTGAAGGAGTAGGATCAGATCCATAGGAACTTTCTGCTTCAATTAGAATTACTCTTTTCCTTGTCAGTAGTGCCATCAGTTTTTGCCTCTGTAGGGATTTCTGCTTGTTTTGTTTGTTGAACTAGCTTTCATTTGCTAGTTTTTGGGTTCAGTATGTAAGTACCGCCCTCATTTGGGATTTCATTACTCATATTAAACAATCAGGGTTGGTAGGCTTGCTGTTTCATTATAAATCATGTTGTTAAACTGTTATATGAGGTTCGATAATCAATTTCATATTCACAAGTTATAACTCCAGATGGCTGATCTCCCTCTACAAATTCAAAGGTCTGTGTTGATGGTCTAACATCTTTTGCCAAACCTCCAATTGTTGTATCGTTCAACATTTTTGTATGTAAACTTTCAATCGTGCCATCTCCAACACTCTCAGGTGTTGTGCCACGAATAACTACAACAACTCTAATTCTTAACGTCCAATCTACTTTTAGATATGTAGAACTATTAACTGTTGGTTCATCTGTAATTGGTTCTATAACAATT